TGTCTTATGAGGATCAGTTTAGTTTATTGACATATACCATTCGTAAATATAATCCAACTATTAAAATATATGCAGTGACACCGTCTCGCTATTCTATAGGGGAAAAAACACATAAACACATTGAAAAATATAATATAAAACATATTAACTGCCCAGAACTTCATAACGAAGTAAAAGATTGTAAAGAAAACATATTTATTGATATTATAAAACCAAAATCTCTTTTATTTGCTAAAAAATATGTTACAGAAGATTTTATATTATATTTAGATAATGATGCAGTTTGTTTTGGAGATTTATATTCAATACTTGAAAAATATACTTCATCATATTTTTGTCCTAGCAGTCAAAATGTTTTAAGCACAGCTAATAAAAATTCTATCAATTTAGAAGCGAAATACCGAAATGAAGCGAAAAAATTTTATAGCTTAATTGACAACACTGATTGGTTTAATTATTTTCCTTCGGGATGGTTTATATTACATAATACACAATCAAATTTTTGGCAACACTGGTTAGATACTATATTGATGTTAACTAATAAAATTAATGGTTGTATTGTTTCTAAATTGAAAGATGATTATATTTACATGACAATGCTAAATCTTGTGTTAGAAGCCAGTTTGTATAAATTAACAACAAAATATAAATTTGAGTTTGTTAACACAAATATTGCACATTTATGTTATTTTAATAAAGAAGATATTTTAAACCCTCAATATCCTTTAATATATAATTATGGAGGATTTAATCAATACGCATATCACATTTCTCATATTGAGTATATAAATAAATTTCTACTTGATAATAATATTAATATTAATCATACGTCTCGTGGGCCATTAGATGACGAATCTGGACAAATGTTAAGAATAGATTACAAATGAAAAAAATAGTACTTCAAATAGCTCTAACTAACGTATGCCCACTGAATTGTTCATATTGCTGTATGAATTTTTCTTCAGAAGAAGACAATAAAAGATATAAAAATAATATATTATTAGATAGAATAGTAAATTTAATAAACTATCTAATAGATAGAGGTTATTACGTAGAATTTGGAAGCGGATGGGGAGAACCTCTTTTAATTTTCAACCAGATTAAATATATTTTTGATCATATTGAAAGACGCGATAATATAAATTTTGAATTATTATCTTCATTTGCGTTTGATTCAAAAAATAATTATAAATCAGTATTTACTCAACTTGATAAATATCAAGATTTATTTGAATATTATAAAATACCATATAGTGTTCGTTGGTCAATACATACCGAATATTTAAGTACTAATGAACAAATACATTCTCATTATCAATTATTGAATTCTAAAATTAATAGTAAATTTATACCAATGATTATGATGAATACTAAGAAAAACATTTGGCAATTCAAATTTTTAAAAAATAAAATTAATAATTTAGAATATCATTTAATTTTAGATAATGAAGGCAATTGTCCGCTATTAGCCGATTTAACAGATTTAGAGTTAAATATTTTAAAAAGTATGCCATATTTTGTCAGAGGAGCACACATTGTGGATAGAATCCGAAATAAAAATTTTAGCTTTACTGGTACTCTATGTCATTTAGATAATTTAATAGCGATTATGCCTTCTGGAAGAGTTGTTAAATGTATCAATGATATATATCAGTTTCCACAAAAAAACTTTCGCGATAGTAATGTAAAATTGTTAACTGAAGTATCAAATGAATATGTTGAAAATTTAGGCATTTCTAATTCTTTGTGTAAACATAAAGAATGTAATATTTGTGCAACCGATCCAGTTGATGTATATGACACATAAACTAATTGATTTTTCTAAAGTCAACGGTATATCTCATATACCGTCAGCATTATCTATGCTTGACTATATTAATATATTATTCTCTGAGAAATATATAATTCCATTTAAAGATAAAATTATATTGGGAAAACCATTTGGGTCTCAGGCTTATTATTTAGTATGGAAGGAGTGTGAATATTTAAAAGATATTGAAAATCTTTCTATAGGAGTTAAACATATTGAAATTCCATTTGTTGATTTCAGTGAAGAAACTATGGGCAATGCATTAGGAGTAGCATCTGGAATTGCCATTGCAGAATCTGACACAATAGTGTATGTTAATCTAAGTGATGCATCACTTCAAATGGGTTCAACTCTTGAAGCAATTGCATATATAGGTGCAAATCAATTGAAGAATATTGTAGTTACAGTTGACTATAATCAAATGCAAGTAACAGGAAAAACTGATGATATAATTTGCATAAAACCAATTATAAATCTGTTTAGAGACTATGATTGGCAAGTTATTGAAGTAGATGGTCACGATAAAAATAAATTACGGTTAGCATTTGATAGTATTCATACAAGAAATAAACCAACTGTTTATTTTTGTCACACTATAAAAGGAAAGGGAGTAGATTACATGGAATCTGATCCAGTATCTTGGCATTATAAATTATTAGTATGAGAAGAGCCTTAGATATTTTTTTAAGTCGTTATAACAATCCCGATCTGTATTTTTTACATGCTGATATGTGGAGTTTTCCTCGATTTAAAGCCAAATATCCACAACGGTGTCTTAACATTGGTGTTCAAGAAACGAATATGATTAATATTGCTGGAGGACTTGCAAGCCAAGGTAAAATTGTAATCGTCTATGGAGTTGCAGGATTTGTTTATCAACGGGCTTATGAACAGTTGAAATTTAGTGTAACTCACTTTGGTAAGAGTGTTATATTGGTAAATGCTGGAGCTAATGGATGTTATAACAAGTGTGGAATAGGTCATATTCCTGACGATGATTATGCTCTTATGGATGCATTAAGCATAAATAAATATGAACCGCAAACATGTCAGCAGTTTATACGTACATTAAAGCAGTGTATACGAAATAAGCAAACGAATTTTATACGTTTGGGTTGGGACAATTGTGTATGGAAATAAATTTAGTAACGGGATCACACGGTTTTTTATGCGGTCATTTATGCAAATATTTGCCCAACGCTTTAGACTATGGAAACGTATTGCACTACTATAACATTGATTATATTGGTGCAGTGTACCATTTTGCTGGGCCAAGTGATGACTACGATTTTAAAGATGCTGACAAAACGCTAGATACTATAGTAAACGGTACTCATAACATGTTACGAGTAGCAAAACGAAATCATGCAAAGTTTATATTTGCAAGTACAGTTGGAGTAGAAAATCCTAATAATGTCTATTGCTATAGCAAACTGTTAATGGAACAATATATAATCGATAACTATGACGATTATATTATATTGCGAATTCCACGAGTCTACGATAAGAGTCGTAAAAAAGGACTTATGAAAAAGTTACATTTGGGTCACGTCTCAAAAAATGATATGTCTAACGTAATAGAATATATAACTTTAACATCATTTTTGGAACAGACTATAACTGCATTAAATCATAAAAACATTATATATAATTATAATAATATTCAATCTGACACTATAAAAGAAATACATGAAAAATATAAAGGATAATTTTCATAATTATACAAATAAAGAATATCATCATACCAATGAATATGACACGTTGATAAAAAATGAATTAAAAATAGATAGTTGGGTATTTTTATCTAGATATATTGTTTTTGAACCGCATACTAAACGTAAATTTATAATTAAAAAATATATTTTTGACAAAACAAGATGGACACTTAATGCAAATCTTCAAAATACTTCACTAAATAAAAATCATCAAGAATTAGATAAAATATATTCGTTTGAGTATGAAAATTTTAAAAACAAATATAACGAAGACATATATCCATATATTTTCAATGAAATAACATATCATAAAATATTAGATTGCTTTAAATATTGTTGCAATCATGATTTTCTACCAAACATTTTGTCTGAAACTGATAATTTTTTAGAAGTAGAATATTTTGATTCATCAGAATGGAGACCAACTACTCCTCGCGAAAGATCGACAGATAGATATTTCACTGTTTTAGATAGTTATTATTCATATATAAAAGATTTAGAGTTATGTATAACAATCGATTGTCATAATTATAACGTAATGGTTAACAGAAAAACTGGAAAATTTAAAAATATAGATATAGAAGATTTATGGCCTCCGAATCATTTTATACCTAATATTTGTTGGTATCATATTGATAAGCATGAAGAATTTTCTGCATACTATATATTAAGAACTGATTATAGTGGATCACATAAAATGTTTAATCATACACTAGAATATTATAGCGATTTGCTAAAAGTTATTAATACTGATAGAATATATATTCACGAAAAACCTATATACTGTACTGACGATTATAAAAATTTACCACATAAGATATGAAAATATTGATTACTGGGGGTGATGGATTTATTGGCCGCGCTTGCGTAGAAACCTGGTCAAACATTCATGATATTACTTCTTTAGACAAAAAATCTGGAGTAGATCTTTGCTCTGATTCGTACACATTAGAATGGTCGATAGCAAACTGTGATGTCGTGTATCATGCAGCAAGTCCTGTAGGTATTGATCTTATTGATCAGCATCGTGATTCTTTTTTAAATGATATGATAAAGATGAATCTTAAAGTATTTAATTTGGTTAAAAAATATAATAAAAAAATTGTATTTTTTAGTAGTTCAGAAGTTTATAAAGATTGTGATGGAGCATCAGAAAATGATAATTTAACAATAGGTTCTCCTAATATTCCTAGATGGGGCTATGCTAGCGGTAAATTAACTTCTGAATTTTTGTGTAAAAGCTTATGTCCACAATCCATAATTATACGGCCATTTAATATTTGTGGAGCGTATGATCGTAAAGGAGTGTTATTTTCCTTTATGAATAGTATTCGTAGTGGGTCTGATATTTGTATTCATGGAAATGGAAATCAAGTTCGATCGTTTTGTGATATTCGTGATCTTGTTGCATTTTTGGATATACTAAATAGTCATGAATTTAACGGAGAAATATATAATGTTGGAAATAGTGAAAATTCTATTTCAGTAAATGAACTTGCTAAACTGTGCATAGGCATTTCTAATTCATCAGTAAAAATAAATCATGCTCAGTATTCTGATTGTTTTTCTGATAAACATCGTGATATTATATATCGAAAACCAAACTGTGCTAAAATGTATGATTTGTATAGACCGCAATACAATCTTATAGATATAATAAAAAGTATGCTATGAAAAATATTGTTGTAATTGGAGCTCACTTAGATGATGCAGAATTTGGTATGGGAGGTACCATTGCTAAACTATCCAACGACTATAAGATAACTCTTTGCGTTTTCTGTAAAGGAAATCGTCCAGGTTCAGAGTTTGTTCAATCTTCTCGTGAAGATGCAATAAGAAATAATATAACAGATCTAAATATATCTGAGTATATTCAGTTAGACTATTCTGATATATCTCTTGACACAATTCCATTTATTGAAATTTCTTCGCGTATAACTAAACTTGTAGATAAAATTTCTCCATACACAGTATTTACACACTACTCACAGGACATTCATACCGATCATAAGATAATATCAAATGCTACACGAGTAGCATGTCGTCCAAGAGAATCATGTAGTGTGCATGAACTATATGAATATTCAATACCGGGAAGTACTGAATGGTCGTTTACTGATACAAAATTTAATACATTTTTTGATATTTCTAACTATACCCATATAAAATACGAATGTATATCACGCTATAAAACTGAAGTAAAAACCGAGATTGACCCGTTAAATTTAGAATATGTAAAACACAGAGATCTTTATTATGGTGGATTGTTTGGATATAGAGCAGCTGAACCGTTTATAAACATTTTTTCAAAGCGATGAAAAAGCAAAAAATTATTATTGCTGGATATGGAGAAATAGGTCAAGCAATACACCAATTTTATAATCAGCATGATTATGAATTGAGTATAGTCGATATTGACGTATCACTATCTCAATGTCATTGCGACATCTTGCATATATGTTTTCCGTATTCTGATAATTTTGTCGTTGAAGTTGAAAAATATATTTCATTATTTTCTCCTCATCTCGTTATAATACACAGCACAATATATCCTGGAACATCAGAAAATATAAAGTTTAATAATTTAGTATACTCACCAATTGTTGGTGTACATCCGCATCTGCATGAGTGCATAAAGATATTTAAAAAATTCGTTGCTGGAAAAACTAAGCAGTCGATCATTGAGGCGTGCAATCATTTCTCTGAACTTGGAATTGCATCTACCACATTTAAATGTTGCAAATCGCTTGAAACTGCAAAGACTCTGTGTACACTCTATTATGGTATGTGCATAGCTTTTCATGATGAAGTACATGACTTATGTAAAAAAGAATCTATCGACTATTCAGAAGTTATGACTCTTTGGAATTCTGAATATAATTCTGGCTATAAAAAAATTGGAAAAGATAATGTGGTACGACCAGTGCTGTCTCCGGCTCATGGAAAAATTGGAGGACATTGTGTTATACCAAATGCCGAAATGATCGCTTCATATTTTAACAGTCCAATAATAGACTATGTTTTGAGATTAAAATGAAACCGACTCTAATGATACATGAATTTCAAGAAAAGTATCTTGATCTTCCGTTAGAAAAATATACACTTACGTTTGACGATGGGTTGTATAGTCAATATGCATTCGTCGACGAGTTGTTGAGAATAAACACAGAAAAGATATTTTTTATTAGCAGCGATATAGTCTGTCCTGAAGATCAGACTCAAGACACATCATTCATTTGTTGTAGAGATGCTCATGACAAAGCATTCACTGGAGACTATAGCAACTATATGAAGTGGTCACAAATAACGCATCTTGATGGTTTAAATCGCTGTAGAATAGGATGTCACGGTCATAAACATATTCATAATATAGTTTCTGATCCTTTAATGATGCTTAAAGACAACCGAAGAATGATACACTCGTTTAGATGCCATTTGGGATATGTTCCAGATAGTTTTTGCTTTCCGTATAATATAGAGTCTGGTATGTATAAAACTATACTACAAAAGTATGGATTTGAACATTTTTATGGCGATGAGAGAATAGATATAGATGAGTTATGAATATCGATGCGATTACAGTCTCAATTGACTATAGTGACTATTTGGAACAGATAGTCAGCAATAAAGATAAATTTACACGATGGCTAATCGTTACACACTGGAGTGATAAAAAGACTATAGATTTATGTAAAAAATATAGTTTAGACTATATGCTTAGCGAGGAAATTTATGCAGATGGAGCATGTTTTGCTAAAAGTCGAGCAATAAATGAAGCTATACGACATCTAAATCCACATGATTGGTTGTGCGTGCTTGACAGTGATTCTCTGCTTCCAGATGACTTTAAATCAGTAATCAAAACCGATGTAAATGATAAAGAAGCAATATATGGTTGCGTACGCTACACTCGCGATGGTGTTAGAAAGATAGAAAATTTTGACGGAGCATACAACTATCCGGCTGGTTTTTTTCAGCTATGGCACACATCTAAATTTAATGACTATTATGCGGGTGACATGACAAATACTGAAGGAGATCTACAGCATAAAAATAGATTTGAAAAATCACAACTGTTGCCATTAAAACTAATCGATATGCAAAAAGAGACTGGTTTTAAGGAAAACTGGTATGGGCGGGGACCAATTGGCAAAACTCGCCATAGGTTGTATGCAAATAATCAATCTATATAAATATAGAATATGGCAACATATTCAGATATTTTTATAGATCAGGGGAGCACATTTTCATCTGTTATAGATGTGCCAGATACAAACGGATTGCCGTTTAATTTGTCTAGCTATACAGCTCGTGGACAAATACGCAAAACATATACATCAAAAAATGTAGTTACTTTTACAACATCTATCGACCTTCCACTTGAAGGAAAGGTTAATATTTCATTAACTGCAGGGCAAACACGAGCCATGAAAGCTGGTCGTTATCTGTATGATATTGAGATATTTAATAGCACTGGTCATATATTTAGAATTCGCGAAGGACAGGTAGAAATTTCTCCAGGAATATCTGAAGATAACGGGGGTATAGAATTAATACCAGATCCACCAACAATATATGAAATTATTGATGAACGAATAGACGCTCGTACTATAGTAACTGATAAATTATTGACATTGTCAGCGTTTGAAGAAACAAATTTTTATGCTAATAGCAAATTAAATCAAAATTTAGCTTTAAAAGCACCTTTAGATTCTCCAGTATTTACTGGAATTCCAATTGCCCCAACTGCTAGCTTTAATACAAATAATCAACAGATAGCAACTACGCAATTTGTTCGTACTGCGATTAATAATCTAATAGACGGCGCACCTAATGTGTTAGATACATTAAATGAATTGGCTGATGCGATTGGAAATGATGCAAATTTTTCTACGACAATTATAAATGGTCTTTCAGGAAAAGCACCGTTAAATTCTCCAAGTTTCACTGGAACGGTAAGTGGTATCACAAAGGCAATGGTCGGTCTTGGAGATGTAGACAATACAAGTGACTTAGACAAACCCGTTTCAACCGCAACTCAAACAGCGTTGAACGCTAAGGTTGATAAAGTAAGCGGTCAAGGGCTGTCTGACGAAAACTACACACTAATTGAAAAAAATAAACTAGCTGGAATACAAAATGGAGCAACATCAAATTCTACTGATGCGTATCTACTCAGTCGCGCAAATCATACTGGCAGTCAATCATACACAACTATAACAGGATTAGGAACACTTGCGACTCAAAGCGGAACCTTTAGTGGCTCTTCAAGTGGTACAAATACTGGTGATCAGACTATTACTCTGGGTGGAGATGCTACTGGTAGTGGGACAGCACTGTTAAATGTGACATTGGCTTCAACAGGGGTATTTGCTGGCGAATATAACAGCAGCGCAACAAGTGTTACACCATTTACGGTTGACATTAAAGGACGCATTACTGCAGTTGATACTCCAATCACTATTACTCCAAGTTGGAATTCAGTAACAGACAAACCAACTACAGTATCTGGTTATAGCATCACTGATGCGGTAGATTTGACTAGTGCACAAACTATATCAGGTGTTAAAGATTTTACAAGCAGTCCCACAGTTCCGCTTATACCAACTGCATCTGGACACGCTGCATCAAAAGCATATGTTGACACCCTTTCTGAAGGTCTACACGTACACGCTGCCGTGCATGCGCTGCTTAAGACTCCACTTGCAACCACAATTGGTGGTGGAGTTACTATAACCTATAGTAATGGCACAAATGGAGTAGGAGCAAAATTAACGGCGTCTGCACCAGTGACATGGACAACCGTTTTTAATGACTCTGACATTGCAAATGACAGTCGAGTAATAATTGCAGGCCAAAGCACGAGTGCACATAATGGTATATATGTTGTAAGTTCTAGTACAGAATTAATTCGTGCAGATGATTTTAATACACCAACTGAAATGGCAGGAGGTGATTTTGTTTTTGTCACTCATGGAACATACGCCGACACTGGTTGGGTGCTTTCTGAGCCAGTGACTGAGGTTGGGGCAACTGCAGTAATATTCACACAATTTTCTGGTGCAGGTGCCTATGAAGCTGGAGCAGGACTCTCTCGCGATGGCACAACATTTTCAGTTGTAGCAGGCACAGGTATTGCAGTTGATGGAAGTGTAAGTTTGTCAACAGTAGGCTCTCCTGGCACATATCGATCAGTGACTGTTGACTCTTATGGTCGAATCACGTCTGGAACCAATCCAACTACGCTGTCTGGTTATGGAATTACAGATGCCGCGACTTCAACTAATTTAAGCAATCATATCAGCGATGCTACAGTTCACCTAACAAGCACACAAAACACGTTGCTTGATGGCATCACTGTGACATCTGAAAAGGTTAACTATCTGTCTGACGTCACATCAAATATTCAGGGTCAATTAAATGTTAAACAACCGCTTGACTCTGACCTAACAGCAATTGCAGCATTGACTGGGACTAGTGGACTCCTAAGAAAAACTGGGACTGACACCTGGACTCTTGATACAAACATAGATACAATAACGACCAGCACTGCTACAAACCTTACTGGTTTTATTTCTGGCAATGGAACCAACATTAGTGGCGCGACAACTGCTAGTTCAAGCGGAGGATCTGGCACATTAGTTATACGTGACACTGATGGGTCATTTAGCACAACCTCATCTAATTCGGATGCATCTATTATTGGGGTTAATACAGGAAACGGAGGTGGTTTATCTGGACTTTCTCAGAGTGGAGCAGGTGGTGTATCTATAACTATTGATGGAAATTATCACCATAAATTTGGAATTTTTAGTTCTGAATCAGGAGCGCCAGCAAGAGCTGCAATAGAAAGACTGCGTGGTTGGTTTGTATGGTTCCGTAGTGTAGGTGAAACATTTTTTACTGGTCGCCTAAAGACTGCTGATATTACGGCTAACCGTGAGTGGACCCTACCAAACGCATCAGGAACCCTGACTCTTGATTCCCATACCCACTCTGATGCAACTACAAGTGTCTCTGGATTTTTATCAGCAAATGATAAAATTAAACTTGATGGCATTGCATCAGGCGCAGAGGTAAATGTTAACCCTGATTGGAATGCTACAGGTGGTGATGCCCAAATTTTAAACAAACCAACAACACTTTCAGGTTATGGCATTACTGATGCCGCGACTTCAACTGCACTAAGCAATCATATTAGCGATGCTACAGTTCATCTAACAAGTACGCAAAACACATTGCTTGATGGCATCACAGTGACATCTGAAAAGGTTAACTATCTGTCTGACGTCACATCAAATATACAGAGTCAACTGAATAACAAAGCTAACCTCGAAAGTCCAAATTTCTCTGGAACAGTAGGTGGTATCACAAAGAGTATGGTTGGACTGGGCAATGTAGACAATACGAGTGACCTCAATAAACCAATATCTACTGCAACTGCGACTGCATTAAACAATAGAGTTGATTTAAGTGAATCACAAACTATAACTGGAACAAAAACAATAAATGCTCCAATAACGGTTAATAATAAATTCGTTACTATTCGTGGAACACCAACAGAATCACAATATGGGTTAAATATTATAAATAATGGCAACTTTGACCCAGGCACTCCATTGGTAGTTGATGGTAGAGCGCGGGTTGTTCATGGTATGACATTTGCCGCAGGTATACCAAACTTTACAAATGGCAGTGATCATACTCACGTTCAGTGGACAACGCAAAATCGTCAAAGTTGGCAAATGATTCAAAATGGCGGAGCAAGTAATACTAATGCAAATACTTTTACGTTGACTACTGTAATGACTACTGCGTCTTTACAATTTTTTAATGAGTCAAATATACACAGCATCGACACACGAGAAGTTGTGGTGACAAACAATGTATTTCCATTTCTTGCGACTGGTTTAAAAATAAATTATAACGCTAATGCAACTGGATTAAATGTTGGTGATTTTATTCAAATAACTATGAATCCAGCTCCTCCTGGTGTAGTAGCAAATACCTACAACGGGATCGTCACTGCTGGTCCTACAACAGTAACGATCGATGGGGAATCTAAAATTCAATATACCTTTTCGTTAGAAGGATTTAATAGCGTAAATTGGACTCCAAGTTTAGCAAGTTTTTCAACTACATTTGTTAATCCAGTAAGTGGTTTTAATAATATTAGAGTTTCATTTGCACCAACAGAATTAACCGGAACACGAGTGTCATTGACTGGAGCATGGTCTGGTATAGGCAGATATGTTAAAGTTGAAATGACAGGACATAATGCATTTGAGGGACTACCATTAGTATTTACTGTTGCTGGAAGCACTAAAATTGGATTAGTAGTTGGAAGTTATAATGCATTTGTTAAAAAAGTCATTGATGCCAATACGTTTATAATTTCTGTTGGAAATGCTATTAGCGGGTTTAATACTACTAGTGGAACTTATGCGGGAGCCACTGGTTGGACATTATATAGAGGATCTACTGATGCAATTCACCAATATACTCCATCAACATCACATTTTATTTTCCATCGTTTTCCAACTTCTAATACGACCCCTACAACAACTGGTGGTAGTAAAGCAATATCTTTAGGAAATTGCGCAGAAGTTGAAGGAAACTTTTCATATTCTTTTGGTCATAAGGCAGGAGTGTTTGCTGATCATTCTATGGCACTTGGCGGAGAAGATAGTTTTATTAATGCTAATTATAGCACTACAGTTGGAGGTCAAGGACTTGTTTCATCTGGTGTATATCAAACAATTATTGGCAAATATAATACGATTGATACATCAAACACAAAACCATTTATTGTTGGTTGGGGATCGAGCGACTCTAGTCGATCGAACCTTTTAGAGTTATCAAATACGACTCTTACGCTAAACACTGCAATAAATGCAAGTGGTTCAGCAACTGCTTCATCATTCATAAGATCTGGCGGCACAAGTGCACAATTTTTAAAGGCTGATGGAACTACACAACAATTAATTACTGGCAAGACGCTCTATGTAGATGCAGTTACTGGAACAGATATACGCGGACCAAATAGTGATTATAGTCTTTCATCTCCATTCGCAACTATAGGCGAAGCGGTGGCTGCTTCTGAAGATGGTGATCTTGTTTATGTTCGCGCTGGATCTTATACAATATCTTCACCAATTTCATTAAACGGCAAGGGTAATATATATTTTGAAACAGCGGCATCAATTACAATTGCTGGCAATACAGTTGCGTTTTCTCTTACTGCAAATGAAACTAAAACGGTTAATGGATTTGCTCAATTCGCGTTAAGTAATACAGCAGGCATACTAACACAATCAAATGGAGTTTTAGTTTTAGAATATCAGAGTATTATGAGCGCCTCAACAGACACTCTATTTAGAGTATCTGGAGGCTCATTAAGTACAAGTTTTGCGGGTATTGTAGCACCTACAACAGACGGATTTGTGTTGACCGGAAATGGAACACTGGTAATTCGCCGTTCCCACACCGCGTCATGCAAACAATTTTTAAACTGCAATACTAGTGGAGCTGTTACTATGGACATATGGACTGTCGTAGGAGCTTCCTCAGATGCGACTATTCGCATTGTTAATCATGATGGATTTTCGTATCGTGGAGTCAACTTAAACAACAACTCATCTAGTCCATGCATTGTTTTTGCATACACCGGTGGAACTAATGCTCCAGTCTTACGAAACTTAAGATTAACAACAAGCGGAACTGGTATTTCTATTGATACCGCTACTGCAACAAGAAATATATTCTTAGATCAAATTAAAATAAATGCCACCAACAGTCTATCAGCTACCGCACCTACAACTGTTTATTCTACCACAACATACAGCACTGTCGCGCCTGATGCTAACGTAACAGTTGATGGTCAATATAATATAATGTCTAACCTTTTCTAAAACTATGGCAACAGGACCACTAACAATAAATAACAATACAACGATAACTGGTGACTTAACAGTTTCTGGAACTATTATTACAACATTTGATTCGACTATAACTGGAAGTGGTAAAACTTTTACTAATACTGATTCTGGTAAAACATTTCAGGTCTCTGGAACAAATACATTAGTTCTTCCTACCTATGCATCAGCAAAAACTGGATGGTCTATTGGTATTGTAAATGTAGGAGGAAACACTCTTACTGTTAATATTGCTGGAGGATCTGGAAATACAATTAATGATGTTACAACATTTAACAATACAGTAAAATATTCTTCAGTTAATATCTATAAATCTGATATATCTGGTAAATTTATTGCAATAGGTGTCTTGTATTAGTCATGAATATACGAAATATTAATCTTGCAGCAGCATCGAGCAATATTATTAATCCTGCATTTGGCGCGATGCGTTCTAAGACCGATGCAGAAATGCTTTCTATGTTAGGAACAAAGCCAGGCGGTGCAGCTAACATGGAATTATGGTCTGCTAGAAACTCAACAGCTAATCCTCCAACATACACTCGAAACCCAAATTTATGGTGTAATGAACTTGTGTCTCAACTTACTGCTGCCGTAGCTTATAAAGATGATGTAACTGGTGGTAAACAAAGCTATGGCGGCATATTAATAAGCCCACGACACGTTCTTTATTGTGAACACTCAAAGCCTCATGCAAGAAACACATGGTTCGTAAATTATAATAGTACTAAAGAATGTAACTTACACTTTGTTCTTGCAAATGGTAGTGTAGTAGAAGCAGTTCAAATTGCGCAAACTACAGTTAGGCCTACTCGCGATAGGCCTGGAGCATACACCCCGACTGACTATCCGACTGATACCATTTACAGTCAAACATTCGCTGGTGGTACTAATCCAATTGTTGGCACAACTTCAACTGTTGGTGGGATAGTTCAACACCCAGAAAGATTCAACGGTCTCAATAGCACTTGGACTGGAGCCAACATCATTAATTTAGATGGGAATAGCACTAGCAATTCTGGTGCCATTTCCTTGCCATTCACTCCGCAGAGTGGCTATATCTATGATCTCACAGCGAACATAAACGTGACTGCTGGCAATAATTCTTGGTTTGGAGTGGGATTTCTTGAGGACAACAGTGCCTATGGGTTTTATGCAAATAAACCTGCAGCACTTCGTAGAAGCACTGGCTGGGAGATCTATCCACAAAATACTGCGGTTTCAGTGACGAGTAATGAGGTGACTGTTCGATTGGATACCTCTATACCACAGTGGAGGATATCTATATTTCAAGGAGGTGTTCAAATTGGCAGCACCTATACCTATACGACGAATCCCAAAATCAACTATGTTGGGTTTGTATCCGAAGGGACAGCAGTGGCTAGCGTCAGCGTTTTCAAGTTGACAGTTACGACATCTGCCCAAGATTTGTGTGTAGCAGTACTTGATAGAGACGTTCAGGCGCTTGGTGTACATGTTATGCCAATACCAAAATTAACATTGCAAGACTTGGGTTACATCTCAACTCCTGCTATCTCGCATATTCATGTCACACAAGGATACGAAAGAACTACTTCTTCAATCCCACCAACACCACGTTCTGATTATCCACAATATCATAATTCAATGGTTGCAGTAGGACACGGCAGCATGTCGATGCCACCATTAAATTCGACATTAACAACTATTGATTATGCAGTATGGGACGGAGACAGTGGCACGCCGTCAATGATGCTATTAAACGGAAAATTATATTTACACAGACTTATAGGAGCATCAAATATTCCCAATAACATTGGTCATATTAACGCAATGATTGCAGTCGCTGAAGACGATGCTATATCTCGTGGAAGGTTAGCAGCACGTACTGGAATAACAGTTCCACTAGTGCCGGTTGTAATTTAAATAAATATCATTAGTAGTATAGACTAATTATTCTAATTTTACCTCTTTAAACTCTTCTTTTGAAAGATGTAAACGCGCAGAGTTTGCTTTAAAAAACACCTTGTCACCTTCTGTTTTATAGACAACAATATAGTCGACAATTCCGACATTCATGCTGCGGAGTAGATCCTTAAATTCACTTTTAATATAGACTTTTTCATTTAATTTCATATAGATATATTTATTGTGTACAGCTACACAATCTTAAGATAAAGTGATCTAATATGAAAAAAAATGCTAAAATAGTTGGTTGTGGGTTGTCTGGAATTACTGCTGCAGTACTCCTAAAGGAAAAAGGATACTCCGTAGAGATTTATGAAACGCGTCCTCATATTGGCGGAAATTGTTATGATGGATATATTTGTAATACGCTTGTGCATCATTATGGTCCTCATATCTTTCATACTGATGATGAAGAGGTATTTGAGTTTCTCAGTCGATACACTGAATGGACTCCATTTGCATTAAAACCACAAGGAGACAGTCATCTTGGACGCATAAGTTTACCATACAGCAAAAAGACAATACGTGAGATTGGTCGTGAGCTGTCACAAGAAGAGATCGTTGAATATATCTTTAGAGAATATAGCGAAAAACAATGGGGCGTGCCATTCGACGAGATTCCAAGTACAATTACAAATCGTATTCCAAAGACTGCAGACTGTGAAGACCCAACATGGTTTGAAGGCCAAAAATATCAATGCATTCCAAAGCATGGATATACTGCAATGTTTGAGCGCATGCTAGAAGGAGTCACAGTTCATCTTAATTGCGTTGAAGACCAATGGGTGGCTGAACGTCAAGAAGATGACCTAATTGTCTATACTGGCAAGATTGACTCTTATTTCAACTCTATATTTGGGAGACTGCCGTATCGTTCGCTAGAATTTAAACATACTGTGCTGTGTGAAAAACAGGACACCTTTATAGTCAATCAAAATAATAGTATTTTTCCATATACGCGTAAGTATGATCATAGTTATTTTAATCCAGATCATGTTGGTCCAACTGTAGTTACTACTGAACATCCAAAAGAGTGTGGTGAAGGAGACGTTCCATTCTATCCAATTCCATGGGGAGAAGGTCAGGAAAAATATAGAGACTATGAAGCGCTCGCTAAGCAGGAAAGGGGCGTAATTTTTATAGGACGACTTGCAACTTATAAATATCTAGACATGTGGATGGCAATTAAACATGTTATGTTAAAGTTGAGAGATTTATGAAGATAGCATTTTGTATAAGAGGACATATACGTGATGGTCTAATTGATTCAGGACTAAATAATTTTTTAACACAATTAAAAAATAATGGTCATACGATTGACCTCTTTTTGCATACCTGGTCAGAGTCTGAAGCAAAAACCTCTTATAAAAATTTAGATACTAGATACATATATTCTGTTTCGAATGAATTAGTTGGTTTTTATTTTAAAGATCATGAGATAAAATATATCTCTATCGATGATGATAGTCAAATAGAACTAATTGGCAACACTATTGGCAATGTATGCTTAAGTAGTTGTCCGCTAATTGCTTGGAAACGAATGTGGTATGGTAAATGGAAATTAATTAAACATATATATGATAATTATCATGATGATTATGATATAGTGGTATCAACACGCTATGATATGTTTACTAATAAACTATGCATAACCTCGCCACAACGATTAAATCGAATCTTATTAGGCAAAGATTTAATAAATTTTCGATATCCTAAATTTAATACTAACATTGTAGGAGTCGATAATTTTTATTGTGGTATATTAAATAACATGGCAAAATTAACATATGACTTTACTCATAATCTAGATGAAATTATGAATAGATATCATGAGACTAGATTTCAAGAGGAGATGGTATATAGATATGCAATAGATAATAATCTAACTAACGTAAAATATGAAGATAGCATTTTGTATACGGGGTCATATACGCACGGGATTTAATGATAGTCAACTAAAAGACTATATTAAAAAATTATCTACTATACATGAGGTAGATATATTTCTACATACTTGGAAAGAATCAGAAGCTAAAAGTTCATATCGCAAATTAGATCATACTAGTGTGTTTAAGGTGACTCCTAATATTTTAAAAGAATATTTTGGGGATCTGCCAATTAAAAATATTATAGTTGATAATGATTCTAAACTAGAATTGCATGGAAATCTAGAAGGAACTATGCCAAACAGCAAATGCCCAATGATTGCATGGAAGCGTATGTGGGCAGGACAATTTAAGATGATTACATACCTGTATGACAATCATCGCAATGACTATGACCGTGTTGTAAACACGCGATATGACTTTTTTACTCATAAGTTGTGTTATACTCCAATTAAAAATCTTTTAAAGATGACAGCAGAACAATCTGCATTAACTATAAAATATCCGCAATACTATCGACATTTACTAGGAGCCGATAATTATTATGTCGGCAAACTAGATACACTCTATGACCTGATAGGTGATTTTCATTATAAATTAGACGATATTTTAGAAAAATGTCCAATTAGACAATATCAAGAAGAACTTTTATATAAATACGCGAAATACAAAGGATTAGTCGCATAAATTTTCATTTTTTATAAATAAGACTATAGCCACAGTTTGAAGTTTATACCATGCTTCACAATTTAAACAGTCTTATATTTTAAATGGAACCAGAAAAATCGATGCTAAGGGAATTCATCAATGGAGGATGGATTATTCCACTTATTGGCGCAGCAGGCATGCTTGCCCGTCTTATGACGGCAACAAAGCAATACACAATAATAGAACAACTTAAAAATATATTGTCTGCTGCAATTGCATCATCTATCGCATGGTTTATACTGGAGCAGACTGATATATCAAGTTTTTATAAGGCAATTACCTATGGCATCATAGGTGTCGTATCTCCAGAAATTATTAATGGAATTATTAAACTGGCAAAGCAGTTTGAGCGCTCACCAGAAAAATTTGTTAAAAAGCCATGAAAACTGCAATATGGTTAGCACTAGCACTTATTGCTATTATACAAATAATATCATTTAATGCTGTCGTTAATCCAAATGAAGTCATTTCTCACTATGTTGTATTGATTGCGCTTGGTCTTTCATTATACACCGGAATCTCTATAAGAGAATAATATAAATAAGACTATGAGTACTAACGTTTACGAAAAAGGTTTAATACACCAAAACACATCTGCTGTTGCATATGAAGCATTAACTTTTACTGGTGGTTATTATACACCAACAGTTGGCAAAGTATTTGCTGGATTATATATTGCGCCTGGTACTGCTAATGGAACCATTGAAATTGAAGGAGTAAATGGCCAGACACGTGTACTTACATTGAGTCCAGGAGTATGGCCTCTTGGTGGTCAGCGTATAGTCCAAAGCGGAACCGCTATATCTGCAGCTGCTGTAACAGTCTTATTCTAATTTTATGTTTCAAGGAGTTAGATTTGGTCTTGGACTGGATTTGGCATACAAATATGTCAATGCCCTTCTTGGCGGTGACGACCCAGCAAATGCTGCTGAACCAGACGCTACAGCATATCTATTGATGGATGGTCCGTTGTATAATACATTTGGAGATCCTAGTTCTTTTTTTATTGGCGGGGCAAGTTGGAGAAAGTTAGCCCCAGCTGGAATTTCTAATGGAAAACAATCTTATACATATGGTGATGAACGTGTAAGTTGGGATGGATATCGATGGTCGTATGTCAACATACCCAATTTACTTAGCCCATGGGCTCAATTAGGGGCAGACATTGATGGTGAAGCAGCAGGTGACCAAAGCGGTTATAGTGTAAGCATGAATGCCGCAGGTGATCGTTTTGCTGTAAGTGGACCATCTAATGATGGTGCCGGTATTGATAGCGGTCATGTGCGAGTTTATCAATTGATTGACAATACATGGACTCAATTAGGAGCAGATATTGATGGCGAATTTGCCAATGATGGCAATAGTGGTTCTGGTATAAGCATGAATGCTTCTGGTGATCGTGTTGCAATAGGAGCAACTGGCAATGACGGCAATGGAAATCTCAGCGGTCATACACGCGTTTATCAACTAATTGGTAATGTTTGGACTCAATTGGGAGCAGACATTAATGGTGAAGCCTCAGGCGACCAAAGTGGTTATAGTGTAAGCATGAATGCCGCAGGTGATCGTGTTGCAATAGGAGCACTATTTAATGATGGTGCCAGTATTATTGATAGCGGTCATGTGCGAGTTTATCAATTGATTGACAATACATGGACTCAATTGGGAGCAGATATTGATGGAGAAGCAGCTGAAGATAGAACTGGTTATAGTGTAAGCATGAATGCCGCAGGTGATCGCGTTGCAATAGGTGCTATTTTAGCTGATCTTAGTGCTGTTAATAGAGGTTATGTTAAAATTTATCAATTAATTAACAACGGCTGGACTCAAATGGCTAACCCCATTTATGGAGAAGCAGCTGAAGATAGAAATGGTTATAGTGTAAGCATGAATGCCGCAGGTGATCGCGTTGCAATGGGTGCAATATTCAACGATGGAAACGGTTCAAATAGCGGTCATGTACGAATCTTTAGATGGAATGGTTCTGCATGGACTCAGTTAGGTGCAAACATTAATGGCGAAGCCTTAAGTGACCAAAGTGGATGGAGTGTAAGCATGAATGCAGTAGGAGATAGAATTGCTATTGGCGCAATCATTAATAATTCAACCAGAGGTCATGTACGAGTTTATCAATTGATTAATAATGCATGGACTCGGTTAGGTGTAGACATTGATGGAGAAGCCTCAGGTGACCAAAGCGGTTATAGTGTAAGCATGAACGCAGCCGGAGATCGTGTTGTAATAGGAGCGCGGCTCAATGACGGAACGACGAACAACGCCGGTGATAATAGAGGTCATGTGCGTATCTATAGAGACACCTCAATTTTTGCCACTTCTTCTGCTGACGTTGGACGACCATGGCTAGCAACATGGACTAACGGATTCTCTGCTGCAAAAGTTACTCCTACCTACACAAAGTCAACAAATTATCCTACTATTCCTTGATACAAATTAGTATTATAAACATCTTATAAATAATACATTATGGCAAAACCAGCATCACGTCAAGAATTAGCAGACTATTGCCTTCGTGCACTCGGTGCTCCAGTACTTGAAATTAACATTGACGAAGATCAAATAGAAGATCGTATTGATGAAGCCATTCAGTTTTATCAAGAATATCATAGCGACGCGGTAGTTCGCACATTCATTAAACACCAAGTTACTGAAGCAGACTATACAAACAACTATATTACACTTCCAGATCAACTTATTAGTGTGCTTAGAGTCCTAAACCTAGCAACTGGCGATGCCGCTGATATGTTTAGTGTTAAGTATCAGTTGTTTTTAAATGACTTTTATGGTCTTCGTAATCCAGAGTCACTTGTAAACTATGAGATGACAAAGCAGTATATGAATGCTATTGAGCTTGTGCTTACTGGTAATTCGCAACAAATTACGTTTACTCGTCATATGAATCGCTTGAGCATTCAAGACGACTGGAAAACACTCGTAAAGGTTGGTCAATACATCATTATTGAAGGCTATCAAACAATCGATCCAAATACCTATACTGACGTCTATAATGACATGTTGCTTAAAAAGTATCTTACAGCATTGATGAAGCGTCAATGGGGAATCAACTTATTAAAATTCGAAGGCATGCAGCTGCCAGGTGGAGTGACTATAAATGGTCGTGCTATCTACGAAGACGCTCTCAATGATATTGAAAAGATTGAAACAGATTTTGATAGTAAATATCAAATGCCGCCGGACTTTTTCATGGGTTAAATCAACATAGTTTATTATTATGCCTCGCAGTGTATATTTTAGTCAAACCTATAGATCTGAGCAAAATCTCCTTGAAGATTTGCTTATTGAGTCTATGCAAATTATGGGGCATGATGTCTATTATATACCTCGTAAGATTGTAAAGCATGACTTTATCTTAAATGAAGATGTAATTTCTAGCTTTGATAAATCATTTTCACTTGAAATGTATGTTGAAAGTGTCGATGGCTTTGAAGGAGATGGTGATCTTATGACCAAGTTTGGTCTTGAAATACGAGACCAAATTACACTCGTATGCAGTCGTAAACGTTGGAATGCACTTATAGGACGTCATGGTTATACCTATGATAGTGTTCGCCCTCGCGAAGGAGACTTAATATACGTACCACTTACTGGTGGGCTATTTGAGATTAAATTTGTTGAAGACAAAAATCCGTTTTTCCAACTTGGAGGTAGTGGTCGTAGTAAAGGCAATAATCCAACATTTAAACTTGTTTGCGAATTGTTTGAATATAGTGGTCAAGAAATTGACACTGGTGTTGCCGCAATTGATAATATTCAAGTTGCACATAGTCAAAGTTATCGTTCATATGTCGAATTTGATGATGAACTACACACTCTTGGAGAAACGTTAACAATAACACTTCCATCCGGAGTCACAGGTGAAACAGAAGCACTTCGATATACACGCACAGATGATGGCATAATACTCAGTGTCGGCACATTAACATTTGATGATGGCGAGTTTCATTCACTAACAGTTGGCACAACATTTACCGGTCAAACTTCTGGCACAACTTCAACAATAACTTCACTAATTGGATTAATGTCAGGCGATGAAGAGTTATTTGAAAACGATGCACTAACTCAAAACAGTTCATTTGATATACAAGGGAATAATTTTATTGACTTTAGTGAAAGCAACCCATTTGGAGACCCTATCTAATCGTTATGTTAAGCAACTCATATTATTATAATGCAAATCTTAAAAAGGTTGTGGCTGTGTTTGGCACACTTTTTAATAATATTTCTATTGCAAAAAAGGTTAATGGCAAGATGACTGGTGTGCAGCGTGTGCCAATTTCATACGGACCTCGGCAAAAGTTTTTAACCCGGCTTGCAAATCAAAACAATGAAGCAAATGGTGACGTTGCAATACAATTGCCTCGTATGAGTTTTGAAATTACTTCAATTTCATATGACACTACAAGCAAATTAAATCGTCTTAATAGTACGTTGTATCCAATTACTGGTACAGAAAATAGTAAAACGAAAATATATCAGGCTACTCCTTATCGTATAGGCATGCAATTGAATATATTTGCTCATCATCAAGATGACGCGCTTCAAATTTTTGAACAGATTGTTCCGTACTTTACACCAGAATATAGCGTTGCGATAAAAGATCTTGAAGGTCCTGGATCAGTTACCGATGTTCCTTTTATACTAACTGGCACTACCCTTCAAGATGACTATGAAGGAGACTTTCAAAACAGTCGTCGTACTATAATTTACACACTCGATTTTGACATCAAATTTAAGTTTATTGGTGTGCAAGGCGGACTGGCTAAAATTATTAAACTTGTTGATGTTGATCTGTATGACACACCAATAACATCAAAAAATATTTCTATTGATGGAGTTCTTCCAGCTAACGGTGTTCTTCCAATTGATGGAGTTAGAACAGAACTCGGTGATCCAGAAAATGATACTCCAGAAGACTATACTGTAATTACTACATATGGTTTTAGTGATGATCCTTGACTATGAAAAAAGACAAAAATACAATATTGGCATCATTAGAAAAAAATATTGTGCCAGTACAGCATGAGGTTGCGCTTTCATCCGGGGCTCCAGTTGGTCCATCGAATGATGAGATAATACTTGATGCTGAAGAGGATTATAAGTTTGCTCGTGAACGCATAAAAAAACTTATTGACACAAGTGATGAGGCAATAAGTACGATGCATGCCCTTGCTTCTGATGCTGAGCATCCTCGTGCGTTTGAAGTACTTGCCGGAATGATAAAGACTGCTGCAGACATAAATGGTCAACTACTATCTTTGCAAAAAGAACGTAAAAAGATTGTTCAAGAAGTGGTTCCAAAGGGCAAAGAGTCCTCAAGTGGATCTACTACAAACAATGCAATTTTTGTTGGAACCACGACTGAACTTCAAAAGTTATTAAAAGGCTCACATGATGAAACACTTGATGTATAATGACTACTCCAGACTCATATAACGGCAATCCATATATAAAGAGAGATGGAGTACAGCAGCATTTTACTGCTCATGAAATAAGCGAGTATAAAAAATGTATGGCAAGTGTCTCATATTTTGCCGAGCACTATGTAAAGGTAATTAATCTTGACCGCGGGCTTGTAAACTTTAAGTTGCGTGGCTATCAAGAGCAGATGGTAGAACATTTTTCTGATAACCGGTTTTGTATTGTATTAGCATGTCGTCAAAGTGGTAAGTCTGTGACTAGCGTTGCATGGCTATTGCACTATGCGATATTTCATGCAGATAAAAAGATTGGAATTTTGGCAAATAAGGGAGCTACGGCTCGAGAGATGCTGTCTCGAATAACATTGATGCTAGAAAATTTACCATTTTTCTTACAACCAGGGTGTAAAATCCTAAATAAAGGAAACATAAAATTTAGTAACAACTCTGAAATTATTGCTGCGGCTACAAGCGGATCGAGTATTCGCGGTCTAAGTATGAATGTTATTTTTCTTGATGAGTTTGCATTTGTGCATAATGCAAATGAATTTTATACAAGTACCTATCCAGTTATTTCATCCGGTAAGGACACAAAGGTTATAATTACAAGCACGCCTAATGGAATAGGCAATATGTTTTATAAACTGTGGGAAGGTGCAATACAAGGAGCGAATGAATTTAAACCGTTTACAATTAAGTGGAATGATGTGCCTGGACGCGACGAAGAATGGAAACGTCAGACCATAGCAAATAGCAGTGAACTTCAATTTCGTCAAGAATTTGAAGTCAACTTTATTGGCAGCTCGCAAACATTGATTAACTCTGAGGTGTTGTTGGGTCTACAGGCTAGGACTCCGTTAAAGACTCAATATGGTATTCAGTATTATGTTGAACCCGTTGAAGGGCATGACTATATTATAACTGTAGACGTCAGTAAAGGACGAGGACAAGATTACAGTACATTTACAGTATTTGATATAACTGGAGAAGGTCAGTCATTTGTTCAAGTTTGCACTTATCGAGATAATTTGATATCTCCGCTTATGTTTCCAGAGTTGATAGTTCGTGCTGCAAAAATATATAATGGAGCTCTTGTAATCATTGAAAATAATGACGCTGGTCAGGTAGTGTGTAATTCAGTATATCATGACTACGAATATGACAATACCTTCGTTCAAAGTTCTGTAAAGAGCAGCGGTATCGGAGTTACTATGACAAAACGTGTAAAACGAATTGGATGCAGCAACCTTAAAGATCTTATAGAAGGTGGAAAATTGCAGATATACGATGCAGATGCGATAAGTGAACTTAGTAGCTTTGAGCCAAAGGGAGAAAGCTATTCTGCACGTGGCAATACTCATGATGATATGGTCATGAATCTCGTACTTTTTGCATGGTTTGTAAGTACTGATGCATTCGGAGGCATGAGCGCTATAGAGCTAAAAGACCTCTTGTATAGTGAAAAACTAAAAGAGATGGAAGAAGATGCCTTGCCATTTCCAATATTGACGAATAATAACGCATCTGAAAATAGCAGCGTTCGACACTATGAAACGCAACTACGTGATCTTCAAGAGTGGAATATGCTGTAAAAGTAGCTTTTTATAAATACGTTTAGATTGAAATTTTCTTATTATGCAACAACTTATAATTAAACACAACTGAAGAAAGGTAAAATAAATATATGGCATATTTACAAAGCGTAGGGGTGCAAGTCACTGAAACAGACTTGACACCAGTAACACAGCCAACATCAGCCTCTATTGGCTTGTTTGTTGGTCACTTTAATTGGGGTCCAGCTGCTAATATAGTAAATGTTGACTCAGAAACCACATTAGGAAGAATATTTGGTGCTCCAAAGAAAACAGCAGATATCAATGCTCCGTCATTCTTAACAGCAGAAAGTTTCCTTAAATACGGAAATTCTTTAAAGGTAGTTAGAGCAGTAGACGTCGATACAGCGAGAAATTCAAAGGCAATATTTACCTCTGATGTATCAGACTATTCTTCTAGCGAAACTAATCTAACAATTTACACACACGAAGGTGATTTCGAATTGCGTTCAACTGATCCATCATATGATAATGACGGTGGTTTCTATGCTCGTTATCCTGGAGTTCTTGGCAATTCATTGGCTATTAGCGTATTTCATGCCGACAATGCTTCCGATGTAGATAACGTAGATGAAATTAGAACCAAATTTACATATTCTCCTACTAATACTATTTGGAATGAACAGCAAGGAGATAATGGAATACCATTATACGAAAATGACGAAATTCATATTGCAGTATATGATAAAAATGGATTATTTACTGGAGTAAAAGGTACAATTCTTGAACTATGGGAAGGTTTATCTTTAAGTAGTGAAGCTCGTACTACAGCAAATGTTTCAAACTATTTTGCAGATATAATTAATCGCAGTTCTGCATATATCTATGCTGTAAATGAAACCGAAATTTTTAACTTTAATGCAGACACTTTTTCGCTTAAAAAACCATTAGCATCAACACAAACTAAAGATCTAGGTAAATATTCATTTATATTGGGCAGTGACGGTTCAACAAATGCGTCTGATCGTATTTCTGATATTGTCAACGTATTGGATCCTAGTGTTAATAGTCCTGTACAATTAAGTGATGTCGACAATATTGATTTTAACTTGGTATTTGCAGAGGCAGTAGAAGGAGACGCTGATGCACTAGTTAATGTGGCAATATCTGATTTAGTAAATGAACGTAAAGATTGTATTGGATTCCTATCTGCTCCATTATCTCTTTGGAGAAATTCTAGTGACGATCTCAAAAAGGATGCGTTATTACTTTATAAGGATCAAATTTCAAATCCAACTAGCTACGTAGTATTTGATAGTTCACCTGTTTATGTATATAATAAATATGCAGACCGTTTTGAATGGATTCCTACATGTGGTCACATGGCTGGTCTTTGTGCATATACTGATGAAGTAAATGATCCATGGTTTTCACCAGCTGGTTTAAACAGAGGTCAACTTCGTGGTATCACCAAGATTGCTTATAATCCAAAACAGATTGATCGTGATGAGTTGTATAACAATAATATCAACCCTATCGTAAACATGCCAGGAAGCGGCATTGTGTTATGGGGAGATAAGACTGGACAAAAGAAAACATCTGCATTCGATCGCATTAATGTTCGTCGTTTATTTATTGTTCTTCAACGTACATGTAGAGAAGCCGCTAAGTTCCAATTATTTGAACTTAACGATGAATTTACACGCAACGCGTTTATTAATATAGTTGAACCGTACTTACGTGATGTTAAAGGTCGTCGTGGTATTACAGAATTTAAAATTGTATGTAATGAGAAAAATAATACTCCACAAGTTATTGATAGTAATCAATTTGTGGCTGATATCTACATCAAACCAGCTCGTTCGATTAACTATATAACTCTAAACTTTATTGCAACTCGTACTGGTGTTTCATTTACTGAAATTGGAGCATAATAATTCATATAAATACTAATACATAGAAAAATACAATGAGTAATTTAACAAACTTTAAAAGTAATTTTAGTGGTGGTGGTGCTCGCCCAAATTTATTTCAGGTGACTATCGACTTTCCAAGTGGTGTGTCAGATGGCGCAAATGCTGGTCGTCAGACGAATTTCCTCGTAAAAGCTGCTAGTATACCAGCAAGTGTTCTTGGAACTATTGAAGTTCCATATCGTGGTCGTAAATTAAAGGTAGCTGGTGATCGTACATTCGAACCATGGACAATCACCGTAATTAATGATACTGATATGAAAATTCGTAAAGCATTTGAAGAATGGATGAATATAGTTAATCGTCATAGTTCAAATACAAGTAATTTACCACAGGGCGCATTATCATACTTCAAAAATGTTTCAGTTGACCAACTTGGAAGATCAAGTTTGACAAATTCATTAGCAAAATATACATTCATCGATGCATATCCAACTAATATTAGTGCAATCGATCTCAACTATGAGACTAATGACACAGTAGAAGAATTTACTGTTGAATTAAATTATCAGTACTGGATAAGCGGTGCTGTTACGTCCTAATTGATATTATTTTTGATATAAATACTATATTATGAAGCTATTTGGCTATGAAATATCAAAGGTAGTTGATAAGAAGAATTCTTCGGAAACCTCAACAGTGCCGTCATTCTCAGCCCCGATTGAGAATGACGGCACCTCTATTTTAACTGCTAGCAACGCAGCTGGCTATTATGGACAGATACTTGACATTGATGGTGCATCACTGACCAATGAGAAAGATATTATACTAAAATGTCGTAGTGCTGCTACTCAGCCAGAGTGTGATACCGCAATTTCAGATATCGTTAATGCAGCAGTCGTGTCTGATTCGGATGGTGTTCCAGTAAATCTAGTATTGGATAAACTAGATCAGCCAGACAGCATCAAGAAAAAAATACGTGAAGAGTTTAATGGTATCTTAAAGTTATTGTCATTCAACTATAATGGCTATGATATCTTTCGTCGTTGGTATATTGATGGTAAGTTGTATTATCATCTAATGATTGATACTAAAAAGCCAAAAGAAGGCATCAAGGAAATTCGTTCTATTGATCCTCTTAAAATCAAAAAGATTAAAGAGATTACAAACAAGATTGACAAAGTCACTGGTGTAAAAACTGCTGAGGTTACTAGTGAATATTTCTTGTATTCTGAAGACTTTTCTAATACCTCTGGAAGCGGTGGCATAAAAATTGATCCAAATACAGTCGTCTATGTTCCTTCTGGAATACTTGATGAGAGTGGTAAGATTGCGATATCTTACTTACATAAGAGTGTAAAGCTCGTAAATCAACTTCGCATGATGGAAGACGCTCTTGTCATCTATCGTATCTCTCGTGCACCTGAACGTCGTATCTTTTATATCGATATTGGTAACTTGCCAAAAGGTAAAGCTGAGGAGTATGTTCAAGGCATCATGGCAAAATATCGTAACAAACTTATCTATGATGCAAATACTGGTGAGATTCGAGACGATCGTAAGAGCATGAGTATGCTCGAAGACTTTTGGTTGCCTCGTCGTGAAGGTGGTCGTGGAACAGAAATTACTACACTTCCAGGCGGTGACAATCTTAGTCAAATTGAAGACGTAATCTTTTTCCAAAAGAAACTCTATCGTTCATTAAACATCCCAGTCAATCGACTCGAAGGAGAGACTGCCTTTAATATGGGACGAGTCAGCGAGATATCACGAGAAGAGGTAAAATTCCAAAAGTTCATTAATCGTCTTCGTAAAAAGTTTTCAGTGCTCTTTATTGATATATTGCGCATGCAGTTACTCTTGAAAGGCATTATAACTCCAGATGATTGGTCAGAGATTAAAGAAAACCTTTCTATTGACTATATTGAAGACAACTTCTTTAGTGAGTTAAAAGACTTTGAAATTATGAAAGAGCGTGTGTCGATGCTTGATACGGTTTCAAGTCATATCGGCAAATATTACAGCGAAAAATGGGTTCGTAGTAATATTCTCAATCAGTCTGATGATGAAATTGAAAAGATGGATGAAGAGATTACAGCGGAAAAACCAGCAAAAGAGTCAACAGATGCTGAAACGCCGCCTGAAGGTGAAGCGTCAGACGATCAGTTTGGCGAAGTTGAAATGTGAAAATATATAAATAGTTAAAGTATGGAAAAAACAAAAGAATTTATTGATAGCATGATGTCTGGTGAAAAAACCACGTCTGATTCGCTATTTTCAGACTTGATACGTGACAAAGTACGTACAGTGCTAGAAATTAAAAAGGTAGAACTTTCCTCTAGCATCTATAACGATGCAGTAGAGCAAGTTAAAATATAAATTTTTATAAATAAATACATAACAGTCTAATGAAGTTAATTACTGAACATTCAGAAGATTTAAGATATATCTCAGAAGCTGCTGACAATGGTGAAAAGAAATTCATCATTGACGGTATTTTTATGCAAGCTGAGCAGGTGAATCGTAATCGCCGCATATATCCAAAAACAGTTTTAGAAAAAGCCGTGCGTAAATATGTCGCGGAATATGTTAATAAAGGACGTGCTGTAGGTGAACTTAATCACCCAGAAGGTCCTACTATTAACCTTGATAAAGTTTCACATCGCATTACCGAACTGCAATGGAACGGCAATGATGTTGTTGGAAAGGCGCTTATACTTGACACACCAATGGGTAAAATTGTGAAAGGACTTTTAGAAGGTGGTTGTCAACTAGGCGTCTCTAGTCGTGGTATGGGAACCGTTGCGAGTAAAAACGGCCAAACATTTGTCAATGACGACTTTGTGTTGTCAACAGTTGATATTGTTCAAGACCCAAGTGCTCCATCTGCTTTTGTAAATGGAATCATGGAAGGTGTTGAATGGATCTGGGACAATGGCTTGTTAAAGGCGCAACAGCTTGAAATGTATGAGACAGAAATCAAAAAGGCCTCTTCTGCAAAACTTGCCGAAGCACAAACAAAAATCTGGACTGATTTCCTCTCCAAACTCTAAACAATAGAAAAAAGTAATATATGGAAAATACGCAAATTGAAAACACAACTGATGTCATTGAAGACATCAACGAAGAAACATTACTTTCTCTTGACGAAACCTTAGAGCTTGATCAGGAACAAACTGAGATTGCAGAAGGCAAGTGTAAAAATAGTAATTGCGGATGTAATTCTGAAACTGAAGATAAGTCTTCAACTGAAATTACTGAAGGCAAATGCAAAAAAGAGGGAGAAGACATGGAAGGTGAAGAGTCTGATGAAGACGAAAAAGAGGACGAAGAAGAGTGTGAAGACGAAATGAATGAAGCTAAAAAGATGCAAGAAGCTGAAGTAAGCTCTGACGAAGAGTTTACCGAATATGCTAAAGGTATTCTTAAGGCAGCTCATGGAGACAAGTATGATGAAGCCAAAGCAATGGCAGCAATCGAAGGCATCCTTAAAAAGGCTGACGGCGATTATGGTGCTGCTGTTGGCATGATTACAAGCGGACTTGGCGAAGAAGAGATGGAAGACAGCAAAGAAAAAGAAGTTGAGATGAAAGAAGAAACTGAAGAAGTTATCGAAGAAAACACAATCTCAATTGATACGTCTGACATTACTCGTCTAGTTGAAAGTGAAGAAGGATTGACTGAAGAGTTTAAAGAAAAAGCGTCTATCATTTTTGAAACTGCTGTTAAGAGCAAGATCAAAGAAACTGAAGAAACTCTTAAAGAAAGCTATGCAGTTGCTCTTATTGAAGAAGTAGAAACAATCAAGTCTGAGCTCGTTGAAAAGATTGACAACTATCTTACCTACGCAGTTGAAAGCTGGGTAGAAGACAACAAGGTTGCAATCGAAGGCGGACTTCGTACACAAATTGCTGAAAACTTTATTCAATCGCTCAAGACAGTATTTGTTGAAAACTATATCGAAGTGCCTGAGTCCAAACAG